CCTTGGTATAAGTGATTGTGGCATCGGTCAAGATATCCTTGATCGCGGTAATCATATTACGAATCGGCTGAATTTGAACCGTTTTTATTGTGAGAACATTGTTTTGTTCGTTCATTTTTATAAAATATAAACGCAGTAGTTTTTTATATTTTATTTTTATCTTTATGTTTTTTGAAGACCTACTATTTCAGCAGTATCCACCGGGAACCCAGAATAATTATGTGGTTTTTATGAAATTATTTGTTGTTACTGAAACTGGTAAAGAACTAAACTTCCCGAAGGACGGGAAGGGGTTATAGGGGGAACCGGGGGTTCCCCCTATACTATTTCGAGCTACTATATATGTTTTTCCATGTTCTTATTTGGGTCCTTATTTCTAATTCATATTGCTTAAAAATAGAATCGTGAAAATATAAATACAAATATTTCAATTCATAAGCAATTATTTCTAACAATGATTTACGGTATTTTAAATTCGGATCATTTGGATTCAAGCTAAGCTGTTGTGTTATTTTTTCTAAATCCGAAGTTATATCTTTAAAAACCGGATCTTCTGGTGGATTTCCTGGTGGTCCGATTCTAGTATGTATTTGACTTATTGCTGGTTTTAAGAGTTGTCTATTAACAGGACTAATCTCAGTTAAAACTGATTTTGGAGGGACGGGTTCTCGAATGCCACTTAATCGTTGAGATAAGGCGGCTTGTCTCGCTTGCAATCGAGGTTCTTGCAATTGAGGCTCATCTGGACATGATCTTAGTTTCATAATTGACTCCCAATTGTTCATATTATTAGGATCACTATGACTCACTGAAAGGGCAATTTCCCCCCTACTGTTTTCTTCATCCCATTTATTATCTTTATTGTTCCATGGCAAATAAAATATTCTATTAATAGAGTTAGGCGTGTAACCGAATTTTAAAATTTTTGCCGTAATTTGTTGTTTTTGTCCGTTAATTTTTTTGTAAAACGTAATACAGTCACCTATGTTCAATGTTACTGGGGTTCCATGAATATTAATTTGAATTATGTTTCCTCCTGGTGCGTCTGTTGGAAAAGTAGCGTTTGCTTCATGAAATTCCGTGGTTGCATCATTAGATGAACTTGAACCAATTGTAGATGAAGAAACATAGCCCTCGCGTTCAGATTCTATTCTCACAGGTTGTTGTGGCTTGGATAATGTAGCCGGAGAAGAAGATGAGTTCTTCAATAGATTATCCACTTTGGCAATTAATTTATCTAACCAATTTTTTTCACCTTGGTGAATATCTGTGTCGGGCAATTTTAAAAAATGTTGTTTAAGTGTTTCAAATTGAGACATTATTTTATCATTAACTCCTTTTGTTTTAATAGTGTAAAATATTGCAACAAATTCTTTGACTATATCTCGAAAATTTTTTAATTGTGTATATTCCGTTTCATAGTTAGGTTTTGGTTCTGCAAATTTTTGTACATTCAAATATTTATCTATTATGTCTTGGCCTATTGAAACACGCACTTTCCCGTCTTGATATTTAACATAAAACCCTTCATATAGATCATAAATTTTATCATGTTTAAACTCGTTTTTAAGTATAGATGTTATTTTTACGATTGCAATTTTTAACGAATTTTGGTTATTTTCAGTTGTTTTATTTTCTTGTTGTTGTTGTTCATTTTGGGCAATTTCAGTTGTTTCATCATGTTGTTGTTGTTGTTGTTTGCTGTGTTTATCTTGTTGTTGTTTGTTATATTTATCTTGTTGTTGTTTGTTAAATTTATTATAAGTTAGCTGAGTTGAGGTTTGAAGCATTTCCAATAAAATTTCACGTATTTTTAAAATCATGGTCTTTTTTTTTTCTTTATCAATAGTATTTGCATCAATTGTTTTTCCTTTAGCTCCAACATTCGCATTAATGCAAAAATTAAACAACGTTTCTGAAGTCAGGTTTTCTGAGTTGTTTTTATTTATGAAATAATCAAAAATTTTTTTTCTATTTACGGAACGATTTCTATCAAGCCATCCGTCATCGACACACGATGACGCACCACCAGTTTGATGGATCGACAGATCCGTTTTCAAACGCCTAGTTTTTTTAAAGTTCGAATTATTAAATATTTTATTATTTTTTTTTGTTTTCATTTACAATATAGCTATATGTTTTTCTAGCGGCACAGTAAATAATGACGATCTGCATATTTAGTTTTGCTAAATATGCATTATTTTTTTACACCGCTCTGTTTGTGTTTTGATTGATTTATCGATAACGGCGTCGGCGTTTTGTTTTATTCTTTGAACGCTTGTTGCGTTTTGATTTTCTACCTTTTTTAGCACCACCTTTTTTTTCGTTTAGACGCTTTAGTAAAGCGTCTGTGCGTTCCTTTGTATTTTCACGTTGGCGTTGGAGTCTTAGTGCTTCTGCACCAGAAACGGATCCAGGTGCAACAAGAGGTTTTGATTTTGAACCTTGACTTTTGGAAAAGAGAGGGTTGTTAGCAACCAGTTGAGCCGAGGTTAAAGGAGGAGGTTCTGATTTTGAACCTTGACCTGTGGGAAAAAGAGGGTTTATAGCAACCCGTTGAGCCGAGGGTAAAGGAGGAGGTTCTGGTTTTGATTTTAACAAAGGTGAGTCCGTTAAATCGTATTTTTCTCCGGTTGAATCTACAGGTTTTTCCTGTTTTTTCAGTTTTTCCTCATAAAGGGCATTCAAATCATTCGCAACCTCTTGTAAAGAAGGATCTTTTTTCTTCAATGCGTCTACAAACAATCTCAGTTTAGCTTTACTTTCACTAATTTCACTAATTGAAGTAAAAGGATATCGATTTCTCTCATGGAAACTAACTTCTTCAGGAGTTAATTTATTATAAACATAGTTATATGCTAAAGAAAAATACTTAACATAATCGTCTCCACAAAATCTATGATCATAAACCCATCCAACTTCTTGATCAACGCTCAAAACTCGCATTGTAGACGTTAAGAGAAAACTATTATATCTTATGCTTAAATATGAAGAATCATAGCATCTAAAGGCATAATTTAAGGCCATTTTTATATTATGATGATAAATTTTAGGGGGGGACCCTCGGTCGTCAGAATCAGCGATTCGAAATCCGAAGGATTTCTTAGAAGCCGATTCAAGCCCCTAAAACCCCCTCCCATCATTCGACTATTTTTATTCCTTACCATTTTGCCTAACGTGGTTCTTTAATGAAAAATACATGTATTTTTACTGGGTTCCCGGTGGATAGTGCTGTATTCACTAAAGATGATTGGAGAGTTATTTTTTGTATTTACGTTTTGTTTTGTTATTTGAACGGTTGTTTCGTTTTGATTTTCCACCTTCAAAAGGAACAACTTTTTTTTTAGGAGTTCCGAAAGGGTTTATCGATCTTTTTGATTCAATTTGATCTCCCTTTGTGGTAAAAGCCATTTGATAATCTTTTGGATTTTTACGCGAAGCAGATCTATGAGACGAAGCGGATCTACGAGACGAAGCGGATCTACTAGACGAAGTGGATCTACTAGACGAAGCGGATCCAATTGTTGAAGTGGTGTCATCAGATCTTGGAGAAAGATCACTTAAGGGAATAACGGAATGGTATCTTGATTTATCGATTGGAACAACCGTCAGTGGTTCATCTAATCTTCCTAATATATTTATGATTTTTTGTTGATAACTTGGAAAATCTATCATTTCGGCTTTTACCTCACGTTTAGAACTATTAGAAACGAATGCATTAGCATATATAATAAAAGAGTTTGACTCTGTAGTGTTTTTGTATTTTTTTGCTTCTTCAAAAAGGGAACTCCCAATAGAATCAAAGTTACCTTTGTAATTAGCAATAAAACGCAATAAATTAATAAAAATGGGATAATTATTACAACTCTTTGTCCCTTTCAAAGCATTTATTATACCATCATCTAGTTCATCAATTCTGTATAACTTTTTGTCTAAGATTAAAATTTTTGCGTTTTCTATGCCTTTTCCTTCGTAAATGCAACCCGCACCCTTATATTTTCTTTTTGTTTTGTTCATCTATATTATTATGATACATTTTCATAACAATATACTAAATGTTATATTCAACGTTGTTTCCTCGTTTTTCTACCGTATTTACAATGTTGTCGCTGCGAAAATCCCTTAGGTCGTTTACAATCAATACTACGCTTATATTTTGCGGACCATTTTCCTCCCCTAAATTTTAGGCTTTTATTTTTCATAGATTGTAAACTCATTTATAGTATAGGCATAAATTTCGATATACCCTCAAAATAAACTAATGCTAAACCCATAGGTAAAACTATTTTTTTACCGTATTCTTGGATAGAATATTTACCATATTCTTGATCACGAATATCACGTAACCAATCTAATACCGGACCACATAATATAATAAAACCTATTCCGACCCATGGTCCAAAGGTCCGACCTAGATCCAATCCATTTACCCAAATATTTGTAAACATCGAAAAATAAGCTAAAGTCCAAGAAAAGTCTTTCCCGTAAACAATCGGTAACGTTTTTAATCCATTGATCCGATCTCCCGGTTCATCCGAAATATCTAGTAAAATTTCACTCGTAAACGATCCCAAAAAAATCATATTTGTTGCAATAAGTAATAATTTTAGTCGTGGTCCCAATAAAACACCAGATGAAGTAACGAATCCACTGAATAAAACGGACGATGCAACTAGAGCCGCACATGCGGCGTTTTTTAGAACGAGAGCACGTTTAAAAAAGGGGGTATACAAAACGGCGAAAAGACTCGATAGTCGGGATATGTATTGTAGACCTTGCGGAATAAATCGGAGGTTTAAAGCTTCACTAAACAGTAGTAGTCCTAGAACTAATCGTTTTGCATTTAGGATCGAGACTTCACCCGTGACAAGAGGTCTTTCTGGGCTATTGATTCGATCGATGGGTAGATCATAGATATCATTGAGGATCATACACGAAGCCATGACAGACTGGGTGATTAGGATCGAGGAAACAAATGCGGGTTTTTTTAAAAGACTGAGGCAAGATGGATTCATAATATAGCCACCCGCTATGTTGAGAGCGATTGTTGGGCTAATGTTTTGCGAACGGATGAGTTTATTTACACTGTTCATTTTTGAAATGAATGAATCTGGTCCATGCCCATTAAACAAATAGTAGCCACTTAATGCCGAAACCGATTGAATTAAAGTGAATATGATAAATGAGATTCGCATATATCATAGTAAATGAACAACTTTTTATTAGGATATATTTTCTATTAAATTATTTATTTTTTGCAACCCTCTTCTAAAATATTATGATCGACTTTTGCGGCGGGACCTCCGGTTAACGCACTTGCTAAACGTGCGATAGCCCAAGATTCGGCACTTTGATTCGGTCGGGAACCACTCGAAAAATATGCCCCACGACCTTTATTCATGATCTTTTCGAGAGCTTTCCTTGAACACCGGGATTTTCTGGCGAGTTCTGCCGTCGCACCGATTTTGCCTACACCGAATTTACGTTTTGCACGTTCGACATGGCCGGAGGGTTTCGATTTAAAAGACTTGACTTTGGGTCTTGAAAAATAGATGCCGCGTTTATAAAGCCGGCGAGATTTACGTAAATAGGCACGCTGTTTTTTGGTATCGCGATTGGATAAACTTCTTGGAATATAACGTTTAGGGACATGTAATTTGTCGGTCATTTATATTAGATGATAAAATATATATATATTATAAATGGTAAAAAGGAAAACGTTGACGAAAAAAGGAAAAAAGAATAGACAAACGAGAAAGAAGCGTTCTACTAAAAAAATAAAAGGTGGTACGGTTGTATATAATGGAAATAGTGAAATAAACGGAATAATGTTTTGGTATATAACGTTAGTAAATACGGAAAAATTTATTATAATTACCATACCGGACATTCAAAAAATTAAGGGTTTGGAGGAAATTTTCAGCAATTTTGAAAAAATCGAAGGGGACAATTATAAAATATATAGATTGAATCAGTTTAGAGCGATTTCAATGACGTCTCAGAAAAATTACACAAAACAATTTTGGAAAAATATCCAAAAATGTAGTGATGCAAATTATGAAGCTCAGTGTCATTTGAAACAATCATTTGATGGAAAACAAATTGAAGATATTATGGTTTCACTAGAGGCTACTTTAAAAGAAGCTCTTTTGTTGAATAACAAATTAACCTTAGAAAGAAAAAAATTTAAAGACCCTAAAGAAAACCCTAATATTGTTAGTAGAATATGTGATGCATTAACTAAATCATACAAAATGACCCAATCCAAGTTTGAAGATATTCGAGAGATTATCTTGAATGACTATATGTTGAAAACATCTTTGGACACTTATTTAGAGTCTCATAAAAATAAAAAAAAGTTTTTTGAAAGAAGTAGGAATTTTAATAATATTGTTTCAGATTACTTAAATTTAAACCCAGATATTCTTGCTGGTTCTAAAAGAAGTAATGCGAATCCATATGGAGCACAATTAGATCTACTAGCTTCAAAAAGACCTGAAGCAAAAAGAACATCAACAAAAACATCATCTGTGAGGGACGATCAAAATGATGATGGTTCCGAAAGTCAATCCGAAGACGAATTCGAGTCCGATTCCGAGTCCGATTCCGAGTCTGATTCCGATTCCGGGTCCGGGTCGGATGAGGATCTAGATAGATTAGGTCCACGCCACGAATCGGCTCGACTATCGCGTAGAAATACAGTAAGAGTTTTAAATCCTAGACGATCTATTGTGCTTGATGCAGCAGAAAACCCGTTGATCCAATCACGTCAGTCTAGACGCGTAAGTTCTATACGTTTTAAACGAGATCAAGGTCGGACAAGTGTAAACCCAGATCGACAATCAAAGAGAACAGTTCCTGTTTACGATCCAAATAATAAATCACATCCGGCACCACCACCACGAAAAACAGCAACAGCACCACCACCACCCCCACTACCACCACCACGAAATAAATAGATAAAACAATAATTTTTATTGTATTGAATGACAATAAAAATATCTACGTCCTTAAATCTACATTAAATGGGAAAGGAGGGATCTTACCCGAAGGCGTAAGCTTCGCGGATCTGGAATTCGCTACGCGAATTCTGATGACCTTGGTTCCCTTAATCCCTTAATACGTATTTCTTCCCCTCTTTCACCAAAGTGCCCAGACGTTTAATTCCTTCTACCCCCTTCGCTTTCTTAAATTCCGCCAAATCATACAATTCCTTGGTATCCTTATTAATCGCATATTTTGTCCCTTCAAATGTAACCGTTCCCATTTTCACCACCTTCTGTGCCACTTCTTTGACATCTTTCTCAGCTACGTCTTTAATTAGATCCGGGTAAGATCCAAAAGCATTCGTCGAAACTTTCCCAAAGTCCGAAAAGCATTTGAAATTCTCTTCCTTATGTCCCTCACTATAAAGCTCACAGTCCATCGCGGTCTCCTTCACTGCCGTCAAAATCTGATAAGAAACACGATCCTTACGTAATGCATTTTCGAAAAGCATTTGATCCGTGGTAATAATGGCACCGGCTTTCAATAAAGTCCTAGTGTAGCGATCATAAACCGTGCGATCTTCTGATACAGGACCTTTATTCGGAACCAATTTACTCGCATCCGCTTTTATCGCCGCACCCGTTTTTTCACCCGTGATCTGTTCCTCAGATAAAACGGACATATATAAGAACACTTCGATCGTACGAAGTTCTTCGGGTAAATCTTGATGAGAACAAATACGGCGAGCACGACCAATGACCTGTTCAATACGGACCATATGCCAATAAGGTTCGACGATATGGACATATCTCGTATTTTTCAAGTTAATGCCTTCGGCTCCCGAAGCCGTGATCATGAAGATTTTGATGACTTCTCCCATGAAATTATTTTCTGTTCCGCCATATTCTCGGATCTGATTCAAGAGACTTTCGGGAACATTCTTCCAAGAACTATTATAAACATTACGTATGACCTCTTTTTCTTCCGGAGTTTCAGTTCCGGTATATAATACGAAACGTGGTTTTCTTCGATTCTCTTCATCTAGATCGACCATTTTCCATTGGCCCGTGGATCCATTTTTCTCGAGTTTGAATTCGGCGAATCCGTTGGCCTCTAATACGAGTTTCAAAATTCCTATACCTTCCATAGTTCTAAACTGACTGTATATCAAATGAAGACCTTTATGCTCTGGACTCTGTAGATTTTCCAAGATTCGTAGAAATTTGGGACTATAAATTTGGAGCCCGGTGGGCGATAAGACCTCGGATTGGCGTTTTTTGAGTTCTATGAGGGC